AAGGGAAAGCCGACCCCATGAAAGAAGTTTACATGCGTGCTGTCGAACAAGACTATTGGGATGGTTACAAAAACCAACGCGTTGTTGTTTACGACGATTTCTCTCAAATTGTCGATAGCGCGAGTAAACCCAATCCAGAGTTTATGGAAATTATTAGGACAGGAAATATTGCTCCTTACCCGTTGCATATGGCCTCGATTGAAGAGAAAGCGAAAACTTACTTCTCTTCCCGTGCTATTATTTGCACTTCAAACTTGGGGATTAATCAGATAAGACCTGAATCCATCCATTGTAAGGAAGCACTTCGTCGTCGCTTTGATATTTGTGTCAGGGTTACTAATAAACGAATGTTTACTACCCTTGGAGATGATGGGAATCGTTATCTTGACGCAGTCAAGGTAAGGAACATCACGGGTGAAGCTCACTCCATGAGGGTCTATAATATTTGGCCTATCAATCCACTTACAGGTCGCACGACCACAGATGAACCCATCTCTTATGACGAGTTCGCAACCTTGTGCTGTCGCAAGTACCAACAGCGTTTTAATCGCTCGTCTGATATGTTTGACTTTCTTGACACCTATGCTAATGCACCAGGTCTCTTGGAGGCACAAGTTTTATCTATTAGCGAGGAGGAAGAATGGCTTTCCGGCCTGGAAAAAGAGCTTGTTCTTGCTGACGCTTTGTATATGGGTAAATGGAATTGTGCTCAAATTGAGTCATTTGGCGAAGAAGCTTTCGAGCATTTGCGCCCGTTTATGACTGATGAGACTTCTTTCGCCATTTCAGAGTTCTTTGCAGATAATTGCGCAGGAGAATCCTTTGAGGATTACCAGATGCGCTGGTCTAGTACGTTGCAGAGTTTGAACGAAATCTGGATCCCACAGGCGCCTGAGCACATCCGCAACTTTGCGCAAAAGGATATTTTCCTACGGACGAGTTTGACGGACGTTGTCATTGGTTTGAAACAACGTGTCGTTGCTAGTACTCGTCGCGTTCATGAACGTCTCGTGCAGAGCCTTGTAGGGTGGAAAGAAAAGATTGCAGAATATTTTACTCGTGTAAAGAAGATTATCACTGATCATCCTTTCATGACTATTGGCTGTGCTATTGTTCCACTGATAATTTTGGCTCTCATGTCCTACCTCCGAACTGGAAAGAAGATCGCCGTTGGTCCTCCACTTGATCACAACCATGCTGGTCTCGATCGAGGTACCCGTATCGTCCATAAGCACAATTGCCTGTGGTGTTACAAAACATACGAGCATGCTCATGTTATCAAAACTACGGCCGAATCAGTCAACTATCCGCAATTATGTGGAGCCTGCGACAGGCAAATTTCTTGTTCGTACGGTACGTACACTAATGATGATGGTGTGACTGATACTGGATTCATCATGAAGAAAAATACAATTCTTTCTTCGGAGCAATGTCTTGTGGAAGAGCGTTTCGTCCCTTTCCAAGTTGTTAGTACTGAACTCACCACTTCTGGAGATCCTCGAACCCGTCGTAAGGATGCTCTCAAGGTTGAATTGACTGGATCCGGAGATCCCCATACTAAGAAGTCGATGAACCTCCGTGTTGAAATCGAGGAAGGAGACGATTATGCGTGCGACAGCCAAGAAGCTATGCGCGCTGAATTACAGACGGATCCGAATGGGCTGCAAGTCTCGCGCAAGATCATCAACAATACCTATAATATTGAGTTGATGATTGATGGCGC